TTGGGTAGCCTGGAGAACTCCACGCGAAGAAACCATTGTTCCCGTAGACGATCATGTAAGGCGCGAGCGAGACGCACCCGCCGCTGATGCCGTTCGGGAAGAGAGCCTGCTGAGTGCCGCCGTGCCCGTCCGATCCGGTGCCGTACCCCTGGACCTGGGTGAAGCCGGACGCGGGCGTGTAAACAGGCATCGAGTAGAAGGGGAAGTTGTCGCTGCGGGTCGGGTCCAGGAGGTTGTTGTTCGCGTGAGCAAACAGCAGCATCGAGTTGGTCTGGTTGTCGTACTGCGTGTCGAACTGCCAGCTGCAGATCGCGCCCGTGTTGACCCCGGCGGTCGTCGGGTTCGTGGTCGACGGGAACGTCGGCTGGCTCACGCTGGAGCACACCCCGAAATTGTCGATGGTGAACGCGTCCATGCCGGTCTGGTGGCCGTTGTTCATGTAGCGCAGCTGCCCCGAGGCGCCGCCCTGGGCCTGCGAGAGCATCGTGCGGTAGATCCCGTTGGCGTACGGCTGGATCACCCTGTAGCCGCCGATCTTGCGCGGCAGTCCACGCTGCCAACGGCACCACTGTGCGTCGGTGTGAGCGGTCGCGGCAAGCAGCGTTCCATCTCGCTGCGTTCCCGGAGCGGACGCTAGCGGGATGATTGGCATTATCCGAGTACCAGTGCGTAGACGAGCGCGTCAGCGTTCGAGGATGTGAGTAGCGAGGCTTGGGCGGCCTGCGCCGAGGCAGCGGTGAACACTCCGATGCCGGTCGTGGTGCCGCCGAGGTTGATCAGCGCCTGCCCAGCGGTAGTGGCGTTCGTTCCACCTTGCGCGATGGTCACAGGGACCGACGAGATGAGTCCGGCTGGCGAGGCCAGGTAGACGTTCGCGCCGTCCGAGTAAAAGATCGCCTGGCTGTTCGCGGCGATGGCTGGGCCTCCAGCTCCTTGCGCCGCGGTCGCGATCTGGAGCGTGCCGCCGGTTGTGGTGTTGCGCAGCCAGTACTCTTGGGTCGTGTTCGGCACGATGATGATGCTGTTGCCAGCCATCGCACCCGTGAAGGTGTACCCGATCTGGTTCAGCTGCGAGCCCGAGAGCACGTAGTTGCCGGTGTTGCCCGCGAGCGAGATCGTCACCACGTGGAAGGTGCCGGTCACGATTGGGCCGAGGCCGATGGTCCACCAGGTCGTGCCGTCGCACACCAGGAAGAGGCTGTCCGACGGGTTCATCGACAGGTTGGCGACGCCGTTGATCGTGTCCGAGCCCGAGTTGGTCAGGGTCAGGATCGAGGTGCCGCTGTTGCGGACCTGGACGTACCAGTTCGCGCCAACGACGGCAGCGAGAGGCACCGTGATCGTACCGGCGCCACCGGTCCAGTTGACCAGCTTCGCCTGGTCGCCAGGGCTCGCGGTCGAGAGCACGTAGTTGGTGTTGACCGAGAGGACGACGATATCCTGACCGAGCGTGGCGCCAACAGCGCGCAGCCCGGGTCCGGCGATGGCGGCAACCGACGGGGTCGAGACCGCGGCACCGTACTGGAACGCGAACCAGACACCGGCCGCTGTGGAGTTGTTCTGCAGGTAGTAGAAGAACACCGAGCCAGGGGCCTGCGAGGCCACGATCACCGCGCCCGCGTTGTTGTAGATCGCCTGGTTGAAGCTCGACAGATTGTTGATGATGACGAACGTGCCGACGCCTACGCTGTTCGCCGGGGGCAGGGTGACGTTGTACGCGCCTGTGGTCCCGACGGTGATGTCGATGATCGGCGTCGCCAGGTTCGAGTTTGGGGCGGTTTCTAGCGGCCACTGCAGCGCCAGGTTCCCGGTCAGGGTGATCGGGTTGTAGGCAGCGAGCGCAGGCGCGATGAGCGCCCCGGTGAAGATGTTGGTATACGTGGTCACTAGGTTTCCTGACGGGTGCTGTTGCGGTCAAGCACTCCTGCGTTCGATTCGCTGTTGAGCACCGCCGCGGCGCGGTCGTACATGCCCTGCCAGACCGAGATGCGGCTGTCGTTCTTCAGGAACGGCGTGCACTCCAGGAGCGAGGAGTACAGCAGCAGGTTCGGGGCGTACTGCGTGATCCAGTTCGTGGTGTTCGTCGCGTCGAGCAGCGCGGGCTCTTCGTAGTACACCATCTCGGCCGGGTACGCCTGGTCAGGGGTCGGGGCGACGATGATGTTCTGGTAGTTGTACTCGGCGTAGAACTTCGGCGGCCCTGGCAGGGTCGCGGTGTCGTCCGGCCAGTACGTGCGCAGGTACTCGTAGCTGCGCGGGAAGATTTGCTGGCGCACGATGGTCCCGGTGGGACTCGACCCAACATTGAGCGAGATCATCTCGCGCCAGCGGTCAGGCTTGGCGTACACCGCAAGACCGGCTTGCAGGGTGAACGTCGCGGGAACGATGAAGCCGACGACCTTCAGCTCGCGAGCGATGCGGCGCTCGGCGAAGTTGATCAGCTCCGGCAGCTGGGCGTACACGATTGGGTCGAGCACTGTCCCGCGCTCCAGGTAGTTCTGCAAATCGCTTTGCAGGCTATTGAAGGTCATCGATACGGGCATTAGTGATGCGATCCTCTGCTGAATAGGTCCACCGCGTACCCCGCGATGGCGCCGAGCACGCTACCCATTGCCGTCAGGGCGGTGATGAATCCTCGCTGTCTGGCCGCGCGCTCCTTGAGCTTCACGATGTCGGCCGCCATGAGGGCGTCGTCCGCGACGTGCTGCACCATCCATGTGGTGTGGCCGTCGATCTTCTGCTCAATCCGAGCCAGCGCGCCGAACACCCGTTCGATCTGGTTGTCGGTCATGCCGCGCATGTCCTCGCTCATGACTGTGTCTTCTCGTAGACGTGCATGCCACCGAGGCCGAGCATACCGAACGTCAGGGCCGACAGCGGTGCGATGTCCAGGGCCGGTACGTGAAGGCCGAACGCGGTCGCCCACGGCACCAGGATGAAGTTGTTCAGGTACGCGAGCGAGCACACCCAGCCAAGTCCACCGCGCCAGTGCTCCAGCGGATCAGTGGACGCCGCCTCGGTCTGGTCGATGCCGGTCTGGGCCGTGATCAGCGCGAGCGATGCGGCGAGCTTCTGGGTTTCCTCCGCGGTCTTGTCCGGGAAGATCATCCCAAGGATCTTCTGCGCCGCCGTGGCAGTGGCACCAAGGCCAGCGATATCGATACTCATGCCTTCACCCCTGTGATTCCGACGTTCTCAGCCGGAGTTAGCTGTGCCTCCACAGCTGTCTTGATTACACGCGACAGCCAGCCCTTGCCGTCGATCTTGAAGTTCGCCATCTGCGTGTAGTCGTACGCGCATTGCGTCAGGAAGTTGCACAGAACCTCCTTCGGCGGCTGGGACGTGGCGAGACCAACAGTGATCTGGCCAATGTTCCCGTCGATCTGCTGGTCTTTCAGCGAGCGCTGAAAGACTTTGGCTGCGCCCGACACCCCCAGGTTCACCCCCTCGCAGAAGAGCGCGATGGCTACCGGGCTCGGCAACGTCGAGCAGCGCAGCTTGTTCCAGTAATCGGTAAGGTAGATCGCCTTCGCCTTCTGGAGCGTGAGGCTGGCGATGTCGAGCTGCGGGTACGCGGCGGCGCTGATGCCGTACATCGTGCCCTTCAGCTCACCCTTGTTGACCGCACCGCCGGTCCAGTTACCCGGATCGTTCTCGTCGCACGAGTACTTGCCTTCGAGGCCGACTACGTTGGCGAACGCGGTGTTGAAGTCGTCGTAGGATGCACTCACAGCACCTTCTCGACGTCAGCGACTGCGGCCTCCACCGGAGCGACCGCCGCGGCCTCAGCAGCTTTCGCGTCAGCCGCAGCCTTATCGGCCACCAGCTTCATCGCGTGCTCCATCAGCGCGGCCTTCGCGCCTTCCTGCGCGATCTTGTCCTTGATCTCTGCCATGTGCTTGTCGACCAGCTCCACCACCTTGTGTGGCTGCTTCTCGGCGAGCGTGATCCATGCCTCAACTTCCTGAATCACCGGGACCGCGAACTTGGCTGGCAGCTCGCCCAGCGCAACTTGCACCCGCTTCAGAAACTCCTCAGAAAGAACAATTACAGTGTTCGCCATGATCAATTTTCCTATGTGTAATAAAACGAAATTCCACCACCACCACCGACTCCACCGATGTTTGCTTGGGACTCAGTGCCGCCTCCACCTCCACCCGATCCGGATGTGTGTGTCGGGCTGCTGGTCTGAGTGGCATTGCCACCAGTACCGCCGCTGACGTTGCTGTTGACGCCACCGGCACCACCAGCGCTATCGTATCCGTCGACACCGTTGCCACCCTGGCCGCTGGTTGTCTTCGTGCCAGCGTTGCCGTTGGTGTTCGTGTTGCCACCGCTGGCTGTTCCACCGGCTCCGACTGTGCCTGTGCCAGCCGAGAACGTGCCACCGTGACCGCCTCCGGCGCTGACGTTGACCGTGCCGCCTGCGACTGTGCCGCTGACCGTGGTAGCGGTACCGTTGGCTCCGGTTGTCGTTGGGATAGTGCCGCTGTATCCGCCGCTACCAACCGAGTACGACATGGTGTTTCCACCAGTGACTGCGATACTGAGCGATACCCAGGCTCCAGATCCACCACCGGCCGACTGCCCGGCAGTCGTCGGGATGGTCACGTTACCCTGTCCGGCGCCACCACCGGCTACGATCAGGCAGTTCGAGGCTCCGGCTGGAACCGTTTCTGTGCCGCTCTGGCCGATTGTGTACGTATTCCATACCGGCTGGAAGAACGTAGCGTCAGTAGCCAGTAAAGGCTGCTGGCCGCTCACTAGGTTAGCCCCGCACCAGAGATGATCCACTTCGTAGAGGTGACCTTGTACGCGGTAGCCATGGCGTTCGCCGCGAGGCTGCGCGTGCCGGTTGTGGAGCTGTTCACAAGCTGCAGCGTGTCAGCAGTGATCGCGATGCTCATAGTGCCGCCACCGTTGTTCTGGAAGGTCAGCATGGTGCCGTTCGGGAACGGGACCGAGGCGTTCGACGGGATCGTGATCGTGAGACCAGATGCCGAGCTTACCCAGCCCTGGTTCGCCTGCGCTATGGTGATCGACGGATTCGAGCTGCCGAACGTGTTGACCGGGGCTCCTGGGTAGATCTGCACACCACCGATGAACATCGAGACCGCATTGATAGAGCCTACGCCCTGGTCGCCGCCGGTAGGCGATCCGATCTGCATGCCGGTTCCGAGGATCTGCAGCGCGCTGAAGCCAGACGCGCCATTGATCGTTAGACCAACGCTGCCCACCGACGCGTTGATGATCTGCGCGCCGTAGTACTGAGCGATGGCATTGGCCCAGTTACGCATCAGGTGAACTGCACGCTGGAGACGGTGACGTCAATGGCTGCGGCGGTCTGCGCGAGCGCGCGGAGCGAGAAGCCGTTCGACAGGAGGACCTTCAGGTTCACGCCGCCGAGGACGAGCGTGTCGCCAGGCGCTACAGTTGCCTGCCAGGCTAGGTAGACGTCGGTTGTGCCGTTGTAGATCGAGCAGGTTACCCAGCAATTCGAGCCGCTCTTGTTGCAGAACGTGATCGCGCTTACCGCGGTGTACGTCGAGGCCGGAGGGCCCGCGAGGATGGTCGCGACCGACGTGCCAAGGCTGGAGGTGAGCGAAGGAGATTGGATTTGACTGGTTTGCATTACGAGCTATTTCCGGTTGATGGCAGCTGGTTCGCCTGCAGGCCGTCGTCAGGGAAGGACGATGGTGGCCAGTTGGCATCGCCAGGGGCCACGCTGACGTAGCCAGGTTGAGGGAGTGGCGTGTCGGGGCGAGGCATGCGGATCGTGATATCCTCAGTCTCGCGCGGCGGCAGCCGGTACGGGTCGATCATGTCGGCGCACCCGTAGCCGCCGGTCCAGGTGCCCTTGCCGGTCATCTGGCCTGGGCGTCCGCACACCAGGAGCCCGGGAGCGTTCGGATCTTCCGTAAGCTCGCCGATGGGGAACTTGATGCTGCAGCGGCCGCAGATGGCGACCGCGACGCTCGAATTTCCAGTGGTGTCCAGGTAAAGAGGCATGGCCTACGCCGTGTAAACGCTGATGTGAGTCTGGTACTTGATCGGCGACTTGTCGCGCTCCTCGTTCCACGCCTTGCGCATCATCGCGTCGGCCTTGCCCTGGACCATAGAGGCCGCGTCGGCGTCGGCCTCCGGCGTGCAGAACGCCAGCTCCGAGGCCACGCGGTACAGCAGCGGCAGGTACCAGCGCGGCGGGATCTCCAGCGTCTGCTGAAGCGAGCCCGTGTCCATGATCATGCGCTGGCGCCAGCAGACGAGTACGTTCTGCGAGGACGTGAGGTCCGGAGTCGGCCAGGTCTCAAGCGTCGGGGTGATCTGGCGGTCCAGTCGGTACTGAAGCGGACGGCCGGGGAATGCCTTGTTCGGCAGCTGGAAGAAGTCGTCGCGATTCATGCGGTACATCATGATGTCGCTAGGGGTATTGTACACCTGGGCGCTGCAGCCGCTCATCGTGTTCGCCGGGGTGATCAAGGTGCCGTTCACGGGACTCGTAACCGAGGGGATGATCTGCCAGTAGAGGGCCGCGTTGTTGATGAACGGGTCGTACCAGACGGTCGGGCTGCCGTTCGCGGCGTTGTCGTAGATGTCAGCCGTGTAAACAGTCGACCAGGTGATGCCGTCGGGCGAGGTCTGGATCGTGATCGGGAAGGAACCAGCCGGGAAGTTCACGTTCAGGGTCGAGACGATGGTCGCCTGCGGGAACTGGAACACGATGCTCGCCGCGCCCAGGGTCACCACGGCGCTGGAGGTCACGTTGAACAGGGTGCGGTAGAAGGTCGAGTTGACGTCGTTCGTCGCCGTCGGCAGCTGGTAGCGGCTCTGGCCCTGCACGATGGACAGGAGGGTCTTGCGCAGCGTCCAGAGCGGCATCGCGTCGTTCACGAGGTCCTGCTGGACCAGGTTGATCATGTCGAGTCCGATCTGCTGCATCTCGGCGGTGATCTGCTGCGGGCGCAGCTTCAGGGCACCGTACGCACGGTCGATGAACGTGCGGGTGTCAACCTTGATGTTCGAGAAAGTGTTGGAGGTTGTCAGTGCCACGGTAGGCTCCGCGGCAGATTACCGCTTGTAGGACACGTGGTGGTGCATGACGTGAGTGACCTTGCCACCGTGCGCCATACCGCCTGGGCCCATCGCGCCGCCCGGAGGAGGTGCCATGCCACCCATCGGACCACCCGGAGGCGATCCCATGCCTGGGGCCATCCCAGGAGGTGGAGGACCCATTCCTGGGCCTGGTGGCTGCTTCATCGCGCCACCGGGGCCTGCGCCGCCGAGGACCGCCGCGAGGGCGCCAAGGCCGGGGCCGCCATGGGCCTTCATCTTTTCGTGTGCGTGGATCGCGGCGTTGCGCTTGCCCGAGGTACCGCGGGTGAGGCCGCCACCGGCCATGTGCGGCTCGGCGCTCTTGACTTCCTTGCGGGTCGCCGCGGCGCCGTCGTGCGGCTTCGCTGTCGACTCAGGGCCAGCCTTCACCTTGGAGTGCACGCTCGCGCCCGCGTGCGGGTGCTGAGGGACGTGCTTCGCGCTTGGCTTCTCGGACTTCGTGCCGTCGTGGCTCTTCTTCGGAGTGCCAGCGGCGTGCTCGTACTTGCTCGCGTCCTTCACCTTGCCGCCGTGGGCGTAGTGACCGAGGTTCTTGATGCGGTCGTGCTGGCCGCCCTTCTTGTACGTGTCCTTGGTGCTGACGCCCTCTCCCAGGTAGCCGCCTTCCTTCATCGCGGCGCCACCGGAGCACATCTTGCAGCTGCAGCCCTTGGCGTGGCCGCCTTCCTTGTAGCGCTGCGGAGTCGTGGCATGCCCACCCTTGGCCTTCTTGACCTTGCCGCCCTTCTTGAAGTCGCTGAAGCCGCTCATGCGCTCGACGTCACCTTCCTGCTTCGTAGCTGGCTTGGTGTTCTCGCCATCGGCTGCGAACTTGTCGCTAGCGGCCTTGCTGTTCTTCATGCCCTGCTTCGGGGGCGAGCGCTTCGCGCTGCCGGGGCTGGTCGCGTCGTCGCGGTTCCAGGCAGGCTTCTTGCCCATCGGTACCGGTGCGTCGGCGATGTCCGCCGAGATCGAGCCACCCTTGGCGTGGTGGTGCTTCGCGTGAGCCTTCGCAATGGCTGCGTTGCGCTCGGCCTTGCCACCGTGCTTAAACGCCGGGGCCTCTACGCCACTCGACTTCTCGCCCTTGGTCTTGGCGATGATGTGGTCGTTGCCATGCTTGTACTTGAGGTTGTCCGCGCCAGCGCCAGTTGTCGGGCTGACGGGATTCTTCTTGGTGTAGGTAGCGTACTTGGACTGCGGACCCTGGATCGCGCCGCCGAGCTTGTGAGCTGGCTTCGAGATGCCTGTGTCGCGCGAGGTGGAGGCACCCTTCGGGTCCATGTGGCCGCCGTGCTTGTACGGCTGCGGTGTCGATGCGTGCCCGCCGTGCTTGAAGGCTTGCTTGCTGCCGTGCTTGCCGGGCACAGTCGTGCCCACCTTGCTGGACTTCTGGAAGCCGAAGTCGCTAGGGAATTCGAACTCGTTGACGTACTTGACTGCCATGTTACGCGCCTACTGTGCTGTCGCTCTGGAAGACTGGTCCCAGCGTCACGCCGGTCGGGTTGACCGTGACGTTCAGACGGATGCCAGTGATGCCTAGGGCTGTGATGTTGAATGGCGCGTTGCCAGTCGAACCGGTTGGAGCACTTGGGACAGTGGTCCACATTAGGTCGGTGGCCGCGTTGTACCCCGGAGCGTATACGTCCGAGGTTGTGTACTGCAGAGCGTACGTCGCGCCAGCGCTGAGGATCGAGCCCCAGACGTTGACCGGGTTCGAGCGGCTGTCGACAGGGATCACCGGTACGGCCTCTGCCGCGCCACCTTGCGATCCGATGACAGCCGGGTTCGCGCTGGCCCCGATGGCCGTGACGCCCGTGTAAACGACGTTGTACTGGGTGAGCTTCATGGCTCAGCCCTACGCGTTCACGACGCCGGTATACCCACGGAAGTCGATGTTGGTGCTGACCTTCGCCGTGGCGATGGGCTTCTGGTAGAAGTACACCACACGGTTCGTGGTGCCGTTCGGTGCGGTCTGCATCGCGTACGTACCACGGACATCGCCCGTGGTGCTGGTCGCGACTGGGGTCTGGTCAGCAAACGTGATGTTGGCGCTGGTTAAGATCTGCGTGCCATTGACGAACAGCGAGGAGTACTCGAACTCGTCCGTGCGGATCGGCAACCCAATCGTGCTATTCGTGCCCACCGAGAGCGTGCCCGCCAGCGTCGAACCCAGGTTCAGCTGCACGCTGGAGACGTACGCGAAGGCCTTCTTGGGTGCCGTGACGCCCGTGCCCACGATGGTCTGGGTCTCAGACATCGGCTGCTCGTAGATGTCGTAACCGCGAATCGTCACCGTGCCCGTGGAGGCACCGGAGGCGGTCACGATCACCTGACGGGTGCCCATCTGAGCGGGGTCGTACACGCGCGCCGCACCGGCCTTGACGACCGGTTTCACGGCGACGCCGTACTCTTGATCCGCCGTGCCCACCGGGAGGTTGGTACCAGCGAAGAGCGCGGGGTTTGCGATCAGCACCGTGCCAGCGGCTTGCACCGCGTAACCCGGGGCCGCGTAACGGTCGGTCGCGAGGACCACCGTCGACAGCGGGACCGTGCCCGCCGCATTGCCAGCGCCGCCCACCAGGATGCGCTGACCCGGGTAGAAGAAGCGCGAGCCGTATGTGGCCGTGCCCGTGTACCCTGTCGGGCTGGGGCCGGTGATCGTCAGGATGTTCGCGGTTGCAGCCGCCGTGGTCGTGGTGACCACAGCGAAACCAAAGTCAAGCGCCAGCACCGGGGTGGTGACAGAACTTGGCTGGATTGCGGTGCCCTGCGGCACGAGGGGGATGTTCGCGCAGACGGCGTTGGTTTGCGAGGTGGCGAGCGTGAAGAACCCACCGATGGTGGGGGCCTGCGCGGCGGCGATGTTCGCGGCGCCAGGAGCCGCCGGGATGTAGCTCAGAAGCTCCATCTCGACCGGGTTTGACCAGCACAGGACGCCGCCCTGGGCGCCTTCGCCAGCGGCAGTTACCTGGGAGACGTAGCGAGAGTCCAGAACCGCATTGGCCTGGTAGTCGATGTTCGGGCCAGCATCAGTGTCAGAAATCTGCTGTGGGTTGTCGTTCCCGAAAAGAATGACGGGACCGTTGAGGGATGTACGCATGAGAGTTACTACCTTTTTCGGTTCGTGCCCTGCACTGCGCCTTCCGGGGTCGACGAGAGCTACCGCTGGTTGGTGGGAGAAAAGAGGCCGGGAGTTACCCACCGGATTACAAGTTCGGTGGGTAACTCCGCGGATTGGACCCTAGATCAGAGTCCCGGGGTGCCGAAGAGCGCGCGTGGGTCTGTGAAACCTACGGCGTAGCGCTCGGTGGCCTTGTAGCGGATCGAGTCGGTCTCGAAGTCGCCTTCCATGCTCTTCTGCAGGGAGCGGCGGTTCACCAGCTTCAGGCCCTCTGGGGCGTCCGTCTGGACGAACCAGGCGGTGTTGCTGGTCAGACGCGACAGGTTCGCTTGACCACCCGACAGGAGACCCATCGACTTGATGGGGTTGATGTCGTTGTTGGTTGTGCCGGTACGGAGGACCGACTTCAGCAGGACTTCAGCCTGGAACACGTTGCTTGGGGCAACGACGAGCTTCTTGGGCTCAAGGCGGATCTTCTTGCCGTTGTTGTCGACCGCGCCGCGGATCTGGATGAGGATCTGTTCGAGCGACGTCTGGCTGAGCGCTGCCGCTGTGCCGAGGATGTTGCTGAACGAACCCGCGTTCTGGATCGGGTGAGCTGCGTTGACGAGGGAGACACCGTCACCACCGATGAACGAGCTGTTGAAGGCTCGGTTGATCACGTTGGCGCACAGGGTTTCCTTGGTCTCGATCAGGGACTGAGCGAGGTGGCGCGAGTACGTCGCACCGATACGGATGTGGTCACCGTCTTCGACAAGGACCTTGGTCAGCGCGAACGCTAGGCCGTAGACCTGGTAGAAGTAGCGGTACACGAACAGCTGGCCGCCAGCTTGGTACGTGACCGGTTGACCGTCAGGCAGCAGCGGAGCGGCGCTGAAGCCGAAGAGCACGGGCTCTTCATGGTAGGCACGCGGGATACCGGTGATCTGCTTGAAGACCTGGTTCCACTCGTCTGCGCGTTGCTCGTAGACTCCGTCGAACTCTTCGTTGAGGATTGGCTCAACGATGCTGCGGAAGTCTGTACTTCGCATTGGGACAGCCATTTACGCGCTCCTAGATAGTGCTCGGAATGTTGGCCGCCGTCTGAGGTAGCGCGATACGCACTTGAACCTGCAGGAACGGGTCATTCGGAGCTTGGTTGAGAATGGATGGGTCGACCTTGGTGATTTGCAGCTGACCCTGGGTGCCCTTGGCCACCAGGTTGCCGACACCACCGAGGAAGGTGCACTGCGAGAGGCCCACACCGGGAGGCGATGCGGCGTTCGCCATCGTTGCCTGGTTGAGCTGCCCTTGCAGACCATCGAAGCGCGAGAGGCCATCGCCCAGAGTCGTTGCAACCACGAGGGCTGCGTCGGTCTGGATGGTGTACTCGATCAGCGGGTCCTGCCAGATGATGGCGCGGACGAAGGTGCCAGGGAAGCAAACCTGACCGGCTGGCCAGAAGTTCGATTCCTGCCACGCACCCGTGACGTCTTGGTACTCGCAACCGGCGAACACACCGTAGATCGGCTGTGCCAGGACGAGAGTGTTGGTTGTCAGCGCGGAACCGGCGTTGCCGATGCTCGCTGGGTTGAAGGGGACGAGTACGACTTGACCACTTGGGATGGTCACGCCGTTCTGAGCCGCACCGGTACCGCGGAACAGGAACACAGGTTGTCCCTTGTTGATCGCGACGTTGGTGCCCGGCATCAGGATGCCTTCGTGGACGATGCTGCGAATCTCACCCGACGGGTGGTACGCAGGCACCAGGCCAGATGGCTGTGCTGTAAGGGACATGTTTGGTTCCTACAAAATGAGCAGGGTTGAATCCCCACCCCGGAACCCGGCTTCAGCGAGAGCTACTGCTCTCCAGCTGTGAAATCGGGAGCCTGGATGGAGGCCATTGTTTCGAGCATGTCGACCCCGTCGCCCAGTTCCACTGCTTTACCAGTCTTGCGCTGCAGGTGCTCTTTCGCTTGCTGAGCCGCGTCGGTCAGCTTTTCGTCTTCGCGAGCAGGCGCGTAGTGGTGATTCTCTTGCATGTACTGGTTGTAGATGTCGAGCGGCAGCTTGAAGGCCACCATCTCGTTCACGTGAACCAGTCCATCAACAGTGCCGCCTTGTCCAACAGCGAACTCTCCGAACCCCACCAGTTCTTCCGGCTTGATCGGCTCGTATCCGAGTCGACGGCGGAAGGCTAGAGAGTCCTTGCTGTTCGTGCTGGTAAGCCAGCAAACGTGGAAACCTGGGATCGGTGGGAGGTCCGGCAGTGCAGCTTGCGCGTGCGCCATCCGGAAAAGCTCCAGTCGATCAGCGTCCGTCTGATTGCGGTTCTGAGTAACTGCCCGATTCTGGGCGGCTCGACTCGGTCTGCGCGAAACGGTCTGCTTGGAAAGTCTTGCATCGGTCATTGTGGCTGACTCCTAAAGGTTAGCCGCGGTTGTTCTTGAGGCCGTCGATGTAGCGCTTGGCTACACGCTGGCGTGTCTTCGGGTCATCCCAGTGCCCCGCCTCCTTCATCGCCGAGACCATCTCGGCCGGGAGAACGTACTGACGAGGGTTGCCACCTGAACGGTCGCGGCTTGAGCCGCCTGTCGGGGGTCCTCGGCGAGACTGCTGACGTGGGGCTGGGTCGCTGTCGTCCTCGCCGTCGTCGTCGTTGCTATCGTCGCGCTGGGATTGCTGGAAGCGGTGAGGCAGTCGCGCTCGAACCTTCTTGTCCAGGGTGTCCCAGTAGTTGGGGTCGTTGGGGTTCATCTGCTTCGAGAGCGCCTTGTCCAGGGCCTCGACCACGAGAGAGTCCTCATCGCCTGCCTGTGGATTGTACCATTGCTTGTCCTTCAGGAAGTCAATGGCCTTGGCCTGGTAGGGGACGGCCTGCGGCGCATTGTCGCGCTGGTTGGCCTGCTGGAGGATGGCCTGCTTCTCGTTGTGGATGTTCCAGGCGCGCTGCTTGGCCTCATCGCGCAGTTGCGCGGCGCGGCGCGCGTCGTCACCGTTCTTGGCAGTGATCGCGGCGCCGAACACCTTGTCCATCTGGTCGGCGGTCGCAAGCTCCGTCGCCAGGCGAGAATCCAAGTCTGTGACGCGTGTCACAGTAAGTGAGCGTTCTAGCTCCTGGAGGCGGGCGTCCTGCTTGGCTGTGGTCCGACGCAGCAGATCAATTTCAAGCTTGTCGCGTTCCTTGGCAAGCCGTGCTCTCTCGCGGCGTTCACGTGCCGTCTCACGCTTGCGACCGCGGTTGGCCCCTGCGTCACCATCATCATCTTGATCAGAATCAGTAGCGTCCGCGTTGAGGCGACGGTCGCCTTCTTCTGCGACGACGACAACCTGGTCTTCGTTTTCTTCGTTGGGTGCATCGGGGTCATTCTGCCGTGCTTCGGCGTTACCCTCAAGGGCTACTGATTGATCCTGGTCCTGATCGCCATCGTCTTCGTGTCCGAGCTTCGGCATGAGAGTCTTCCTGGTTGCAGTCAAATACCCTGCGAGGGTATCGTCGTGCCCAATATGGGCAGCATGTGGAGTACTGCTTTTTGGAGAAGCAGAAGAACCTACGGTCTCAGTCTGGGCCGCAAAGTGGTGGGCTGACTAGGAGTCGAACCTAGCGAGTCGCGAGACACCCGGTTTACAGCCGGGGCGTTCTCCGTAGACGTTTATCAACCCGAATTGGCGGATGGTGAAGGAGTCGAACCCTTACACCGTTGAGCGTACCCTGGGTTTCGAAGCCAGTTGCCAGCCAACCTAGCGGCACCATCCTCGTGTATTGTACAACATCAAATTGGTGGGGCCGGTAGGAATCGAACCTACATCTCTGCGCTTAAAAGGCGTGACTCTATCCAGCTGAGTTACGACCCCGAAATAGATAACCGAAATTTTTGTCGCCACGCCTCGGTTGCAGGGCGCTGCGGTTATACGCGGTGGTGGGCCCGGCTGGAGTCGAACCAGCGGTGGAGCTTGCGCTCATCCGGTTAAGAGCCGGGTGCCGTCGGCCTCTTGGCGACGAGCCCATGTTGGAGAATCGTATGGGGATCGAACCCATCTCTGCAGGTTGAAAGCCTGCGGGTCTCACCAGAAACCCAACGATTCATGTTGGTGCCCCGTGTAGGATTCGAACCTACCTCGCAGTCGTTCGTAGCGTCTGCTCCGCGTCCGACGGACGAGGCGTTGTTGGCGGATGCTGAAGGATTCGAACCTTCGCACGGCAGTTACGCCGCGGGCTGTTTAGCAAACAGCTGGTTTGAGCCACTCACCCAAACATCCATGGTTGGCGAAGCAGGAGGGAGTCGAACCCCCTTTATCGGTTTTGGAGACCGGGACCTTCCTGAAGGACCGCCTCGTATCTTGGTGCGCCGCGAAGGACTTGAACCCTCATGCCCGAAGGCGCCGCGTTCTAAGCGCGGTGTGTCTGCCGTTCCACCAGCAGCGCAAATTGGAGCGGACGATGGGACTCGAACCCACGGTATCGACCTTGGCAAGGTCGCGCAATTGCCTCTATGCGACATCCGCAAATACTTGGTGCGTGGAGCTGGGCTCGAACCAGCGGCCTGTCGATTATCGGTCGACTGCTCTTCCAACTGAGCTATCCGCGCAAATTGGATCACCGAGATGGACTCGAACCACCACACGCTGGTTCAAAGCCAGCTGTCCTGCCGTTAGACGATCAGTGAATAAATTGGTTCACAGTGATGGACTCGAACCACCATGGGCAGCTTCAGAGGCTGCTGTCCTGCCATTAGACGAACCGTGAATAATCTTGGTAGCGGGTACAGGACTTGCACCTGTGACCACTTGGCTTATGAGGCCAGTATTCTGCTGCTGAAATAACCCGCCAAACATGGTGCCCTAGGCATGGATTTGAACCCGCATCCGTCCGCTTACAAGGCGGCTGCTCTGCCGTTGGAGCTACAAGGGCATAAATTGGCTGGCACTCCTGGGATCGAACCAGGCTCATTCCGCATTAACAGTGCGGCGCACTCGCCATGAACGCTAAGTGCCAGTAAAACTTTGGTGGCTCACCGAGGACTCAAACCTCGCCCGCGTGACGTGTAAAATCTCGCTGCGCTCTGCGCGTGGGCCGTTTAAACTTGGTGGCTCTCCGAGGTATCGAGCCTCGCTCTGCTCCTTTTCAGGGAGCCGCTAATCCATCTCAGCTAGCGAGCCATTTGGGGTGACTGATGGGATTTGCACCCATGCGTCGGACGGTCACAGCGTCCTCCCTTAACTACTTGGGTACAGCCACTCCGAATGACTCAAGCCGCGCACAATAACATCGCCGATGTTACCGTGTCAATTGGAGCCCTCGACAGGATTCGAACCTGCATATCGTGGACTAGAAAACCACGCCGTGTCCAGTTCCGGTCACGAAGGCATTGGTGGCGCTCCCAGCGGGACTCGAACCCGCCGCTCACAGCATCGACAGTGCTGCTCCACCCCTGGTGTGGAAGCGTAATCGTGGAGCGGAGTGCGGGACTTGAACCCGCCTCTTCTGCTTGGAAGGCAGAGGCCCAGCCTCTAGACCAACCCCGCTTATTTGGTGGACCGCCTGGGACTCGCACCCAGCACAGCTTGCTTGCAAGGCATGCGCGAGTGCCTTGCTCGCAGCCCAATTGTGGAGATGCCCGTCGGATTCGAACCGACGTTCGCGGCTTTGCAGGCCGCTGCCTAAGCCTCTCGGCCAGGGCATCAATGTGGTCAGGAATGCAGGATTCGAACCTGCGGCTTCCACGTTCCAAGCGTGGCTGTCTGGCCGCTGACTTAATTCCTGAGATTGATCGCTGCTCTTCCCAGCGTTGGCGGTTGTGGCCGCGTGGAGCAGTTAGAAACGGATGCTAGCCGTCACCGTCAATTATACCTTACCCGTACGCCGCGGTGCCAACCTTTTTCTTCGCGCAGGTTCGACGGCCACCCGGCCTTCTTTGCGGCCGCCTCGTCCAGCTCGCGGCGCTTGCCGTGCGCCCACCGGCTGTTTGGCCTTGCTGGCTTCTTCTCGCTCACGTGCTTCCGCCTCCAGTACTGCCCACGGGATCAGGTTGTTCCACGACATTGGTGTTCGACTCCATGATCGCCTTGGTGATCACACCGGCCTTGACCCACACCTGGATCACGTTCGGGTCGATGTCGTCCCCGCTGTGACGGTGCTTGATGTGCTCTACCGACATCACCCGGAGGCGCTCGTCGACGCGGGACGCTGCCGCCAGCGCGTCGTGCACGTTCATCCCCAGGTACTTCTTCGGGTCGATCACGTCTTGAGCCCTTGCCATGCCTGCACCAGGATGTTGATCTGTTTAAACACAGCGTGATGGAACATGAGGTTGTCGCGCAGTGTCGCGTATAGGATGCAGATCGCTACCCAGCAATAGATATGCATCATAAGGCGGTCGACGAACGTCAGAGCACCCTTGAGGAAGCGCATCAGATGAACGCCAGGGCTGCCAGCGGGTCCTTCACGCGGCCCTTGAGCACCAGGTCTTCGAGGAGCGCAAACTCGGCGTAGACCTTCTGCTCGCGGATCACGCGGCCGTCGCGGTCCTTGACCTTGACCGTGTCGTAGCAGACGCGCCAGCGGTCGCCACCGTACAGGCCGATGCGGACGAACTCACCGGGCTGGCACCAGGCGCCTTCGGGCCACGGGGTCTTGGTCGCGCGGTCGTGGAACGCCAGCGGCCCGCATGCGAGCACCTTGGCGACCTTCGTGTTGTCGGCCTCGGTCTCGATGGTGTTGTCGCTGAGGATCAGCCCGCCCTTGGTCTTGGTGGCCGCAGCCTTGATCTGCAGGAGAACCAGCGACCCGAACGGCTCGGTGCCTGGGTCGACGGCTGGGAACGCCTCGTCCAGCGTTTGATCGAGAATCGTAGAAACCTTGAGCTTGGTAAGACTAGTCATGACCGATTGACTCCGATGGTTCAGATTCTTTGACGCGCGTCTCAATTTGGTGTCTGCGCAGGTACGCGAGCGCCAACTTTATGGACTCCAGATCGTCTCCCAGCAGCCCCAGTCCGGTGTTGCAACCCTTGCACAGCCACCCCCGAAATGTGCCGGTAGAGTGACAGTGATCCAGCTGCGATCCGTGTCTTCCGAATGGCTCATGGCACAACTCACACTCAGTGGGTTCAACGCGAGTTGGGAGCGGCAAGCCACGAGCGATCCAGCCCTGCAACCTGACCCTGTACTGCGGCGTATCCGCGCCCATCACCTTACCAGCCAGCTTCTTGCGATGTATCTCCGTGGAACGGCACTTATCCCAACGGGACAGCTCCAGGTCCATCACAGTTTGTCATCCTTTGATTCGTCGTCGTTGAAGAACTTGTCAGCCAACAGGAGCATGTAATCCATGCCGATGCGGTTGCCTATGCGGCGGCCAAACTCGTACGTGACGTCGATGCCAGGTGACACCGGGTTCAGTCCATCCATCACTTGCCTGTCGCGCGCTTTCTTGAGGTAGTCAAGGAGCTTCGCATGCATCTCGCTTGTTCGCACTTCTCACCTTTTTCCAGTAGACACGCTTCCAGTCCCTGAGGTGCTTCCACCACTGGGGGCTGCGAGCATTATAGCGCGCGTGCGCCATGATCTGGGTACATCACCAGGGGAACGGTGTCGAGCACTTGACCGATCCACCATTGGCCTTGGAAAGCTTCTTGCGGGCTTCGGCGCGGATGTGCGGTCGGGCGCTCTCTGGTGCCTTGTTGATCAGCATCAGCGCGGCCTTGGCGTGCTTCTTGTCAGGGATGGGGAACGAGCGGCCGGGCCCAGCGAACTTCGAGGCTGGTAGCTTACTGCGCGCCTTGGCAGACAGCTTGGCCATGGATCACCAGGGGAACGGGGTGCTCACCTTGCCGAGCTTCTTCGGCGAGGCGTCGAACGCTGCTGCGTCCTCGATGTCCTTGCCGTCTCGGTGGTACACCTTGCGCGGCCCGATCAGGTGCGCGTCAAGCTGCTCTTCGCCCGTCGCCTTCGACGTGTTGTTCTCGCGGTCTGCTGCGTTGCTCATACTGTGGGGCTCTTCTTACCGACGGCCTGGCCGTCTGAGATGTTGGTGTGCTTGCCCGCTGCCATTTCGGCGCCTGCGATGGTCTCGGCGGTGTTGTTGTCTTCCGCGGTGACAGTGAGCTTGGTTGCGTCTTGGGATTGTACCACGGCCTGCTTCGTCTGGTCGCCCATGGACTGCTTCTGCAGGTCGGTCTGGTTGCCACCGGCCGCAATCGTCTGGTCGCTCTGCAGCTCGGCGGCGTGCTGCTGGCCACCCTGAGCCTGCTCGGCCTGCTGGAGCGCGACCTGCTGTGCGTCGTTCTGCGCCTCCTGCTGGAGCTTCTGCTTGTCGATCTCCTGCTGACCCTGGGCGATCTGGGTGTCGGCGCTGACCTTCTGCTGCGCCACCTGGCCCGGGTCGACCGGTGGGGGCGGCGAGTACTGCTTGAGCATCTGCTGCGCCTTCTGGATCGCTGGAGGCAGCTTGCTGAATACCTGCTGGCTGAACACGTGCACGTGCTGTGTCGCCGCGGCGAGCATGCCGTCGAACTTCGTCTGGACCTCGGCGTCCTTGATCGTCATAAACTCCGAGATGTCTGTGCCCGCAGCCTCGCTAGCGATGCGGTGGATCTCGGTCCCGTACCAGAACAGCATGTGCTCTTTGACGTTCTGAAGGATGCCACCAATAGCCTGAGCCGCCATGAGGGGATTCGCCCCGAATAGCGGGTCTTCAAGGAAAGCCATGTGCGACTGGATATGCGCCAGATGGTCCTGGTCGGGGAAAGCTGTGATTGGCTGACCAAGGGATGCGGCAATATTTTCGTTGGCGGCGTTGAGCGGCTTCGGCTCGGGCTTCGGTACAAGGTACTGCTCCGGGTTCGTGATCTTCATCATCTTCAGGATCGCGGACTCGACCTTGCGCTGGTCGTAGAGCTGAGGGAACAGCTGCGCGCGCTGGGCTACGGTCTGCACCTGGGCGATGCGCTGCAGCTCGCTGAAGATCTCTGGGTCGCTGACCGGGATGACGTCGTCCGGCGCGTCGAAGTCGGCCTTGAACACCATCTTCTCGCCGGTCTGCGAGACGACGTCGTTGTCCTCAAGGTAGGTCGCATCTAGCCGGTGAAGAACCTTGAGCAGTTTACCCATAGCATTGTGCAGACGCGAATGAATGGCTGAGAACACCACCATCTGTTGCTCAATTCGGGCCATAGTTGTGCCAACTGGTACGTTCGCATTGTCATTTGCTTCATCCAGGGTTGTCTTGACGATCTCTTTGCCACTGTCTACCAGGTACTCCAGGAGGTTGAACAGGACTTGGCTGGTCGGGTTGACCGGCGTCGGCATGAAGGTCTTGCGGATGTCATCCTGCATGATGCCGCCGTCGATCTCATTCGTCTGCCCAGCCTCTACGCGGATGTTCTGGCCACTGACCGGGCCGCTCTTGAGGTGCACGCCGCCTGGGAAGTTATTGATGAGGGCGCTATCGAGAAGGGCGCGAAGCGCTCCCGTCGCGGCAGCGGCAATGCCTCCCAGGACTTGTGGAGCGCCGATTGGCATGGCACCTCGCCAAGGAAGGAATGGCCATTCCACAATGTGGACAAGCTCATCCATGTGCTCATCATCTTCATCCCAGTTTCGGTAGATGGACAGGACACTGCGGGTCGCCTTGTCGATGCTGATCAGGTACGGCGCCGGGCCCTCGTCGGTGTCGTTGATGTCCTCGATGCCGCGGTAGCTGTCAGGCACCACGTACTGCACCGCGAACTCGATCACCACGCGCTGGCCGTCGACGTTCTCCGGCTGCAGGCTCTTGCCTTCGATCTTGTCGTTGGCCTTCTCAGCCTGTGTCTGGTCGGGAGCTGTGACGATGCTGATGGTGTCGACATCGCGGTAGATGCCGTTGCGCACACGGTCGTCGAAGGTGAACTCGTCGAGCTTCTGGACGTGAGCCTTGCGCGGCGAGCTGTAGTAGTCTGTAGCCGAGAACGGCAGCACAATCTCGTCGACCCACACCGGCTCGTGCACCGGTCGACGGCGCTTGACGTCCCACCAGAGTTTGGAGTACTGCACGCCGCCCATCGGGACTTGCGTGAGGATCTGCTCGATCTCGTACCGCATGGACGGCATCTGCTCGGTCATCTGCCAGTTCATGTAGCGCACCTTGCGCTTGGCCTTCTCCTCCTTCTTGTCGTCCGGCTCGCCGATGATCTTGTCCTTGCACGGTCCACCAGCGGGCCACAGCTCCTTGATGCTTCTGGCGCTGAAGTCGATGGCCACCTCGGCGATCATCGGGTGCACCACCTTGCTGGCGCCTTCGAACTGAGCGCCACCGGGCGCGTCGTTCCCGAACCCTGTGCGCTTGAGACCTTCCTCGTACTGCTTGTCGCGCTGCTCACGGGCGAGCACGTCCTTGTCGAACAGGTCGAGCAGCTCAACGGCGAGCGTGCGCAGGAAGTCGTCAGGGATCTCGCCGTCGGCCAGGTTGACGTAGAACTCCTTGGCCTTCTTCACCTCACGGTTGTCGTGCAGCGTCAGGATCGCGCTGCCGTCATCCAGCTCCTCGGTGTCAGCATCATCCGGAACCTTACCCTGTGAGCGCTCAGCCGCGTCCGTCGCGATGTCGGTCTTCGGATCGTCCTCTGGATCTTCGAGGTCGAATCCTTGCAGGATCTGGCTTTCGCTGGGCATGGGTTACGCTGCGTATGGGTTCTGGTTGACGCGCCGAGCGCGGGCTTCTGTGTCTGGACCGATCTTCTTCTTGCGACTCGCCTCGACCTCCAGGTAGTGCAGCCACTGCCAGTCGATCACGCGCCACGCCTGGGTGGTCGTGTCGTACAGGTCGTCGTGCACCACGCTGCCCGGGCCAGAGTAGCTACAGACTTGTTCGACAAGGGGTTCTGCCCAGGTCATCGGCTTCCCAGGACGGCTGGGAGACTCAGGCACCCAAATTATACCATCCTTGGCGATGGGCGAGACGACATGCCCGCGGGTGAGCTTGTCGGCCATGCCAGGATTGAACTCCTGGGTGAAGATCCCAGCCTTCGCGAGGTACTGACGCAGCGACTTGCCGCTCGCCTTGCCCTCGATCACGATCAGGTCCACCGGTCGACCGACGTCCATCGTAGCGCGCGGTCCCTTGGTCGGCGAGATGAGCGGTCGGCGGTCGCTCTGTCCGTAGCGCACCTTCGTGCGGTCTGTCTCGTTGATCACCTTCTTGACCAGGTCAGGCAGCCCCAGCCGCTCAGCCCAGCAATCGAGCAGCATCACGCCGGGCTTGCCGTTCGGCAGCTTGAAGCAGCCCCACACCGACATCGCGCTCGGGTCGGTCACCTGCTTCTTCTTGTCGTACGCCTCCTCGCTGAACGCCGGGTCGATGCTCGCCACGATGTAGTGGAACATCGGCAGCGGCTTGTCGTGCGGCCACAGGCGCAGCCAGCTGCGGTTGATGATGCCGCCCTCTTCGGCGTCGATCAGCTCGGCGTAGATCTCCTGGCGACCGATCTTCGTGCCCTGGTAGCGCAGGATGCGGCGCGCGAACTCGGGCGAGAGGTTGTCGAGGTTGACCATCGTCGTCGCGGTCGTGATCACGGTGTCTGGGTCTTTCACCAGCATCTTGATCAGCGGCTTCGGTCGCGGCGTCGTGGTCGCAAGGATGCGCGTGTCCTGGCCCAGGCGGACCGAGAACACCATCGTGTCCCAGACCTCTTCGGGGTCGATCTTGCCGTCCTCACCCCAGGCGGCTACCTCGTCGCACCAGGCACGGTTCCACTGCGGTCCGCGGGTGCGCTCGAAGCTGGCTGCGGCGATCCCACCGATCATCGCGCCGTTGTGCAGCATAACCTGCGGGCTGGGCGACTTGTGGTAGTACCGCACCAGGGCGCTCGGGATCGTACGGACGAGGCCGCTGTCTCCCTCGAAGCACACGTCCCTTAGATCGGCCTTGGTAGGCGCCACGACCAGGCTACGGTCTCCTGCGACGGCCATGGCGGCATTCATCCCGGTCCACTCGGCACCGAGTCTGGTCTTGCCGCTACCGCGTCCGGCGAGCGCCAGCCAGTTCGACCAGTTGCCTTCGGGGACTACCTGGAACTCGTGGCGCTGGTCTACCCACTTGACCATCCACGCCAGGCGCTCGACCTCATCGTCACCGAGGCCGCGGAGGGCCGACGATACCTGATCCTTGCTGAACCCCTTCTGGAGGCCGATCTCTACGAGGTCTGAGGCTTGCACGCATCTGGTTTCTCGCGCAGCTCACGTGCAAACTTCAGGTGCTCACTCAGTAGGTTGGCCACCAGCGCCAGGTTCCGCGCGGCCGTCTCTTCCCCATTGTCATACATCCACAGTGCCTCGCTGGTGAACCAGGTGCACATGTTCCACAGGTCGCGGCGCACGGCGTCGGTGTTCATCGCATTCCGGCACAGAATCACCTTGAGCCCACAGGCATCCAGTGCGTTGTGCGCGGCGATGGCTGCCTTGACTAGCGTCTCTTCGGTCACGGGATACCGTTCCATGGGTTGACTGGTGTGGGGATGGCTGCCTGGGTAGAGTCATCGTCTGGCAAAGGCACGCACCTAGGACAAACGCAATAATCTGCGTGTCCGTTGCGGCGCTTTGGAGAGCCATAGCACTCATGCTTCTTCAGCGTGTCGTCCGAGATCTTGTCGCTCATGCCCAGCTCAGCGGCTTACGCATGCGTCCGTGGCTGTACCAGGTTGGCGGCTCGGTGCACAGGCCGCACTTGTGGGTGCGTCGGTTCTGGAAGTTGTCGAAGCAGCTCGGGTGGTGCTCGCAGCACCAGAAGTCCTGGAAGAACGCGCGGTTGAGGATGTCCGCGGCCATCGCCTCGCGGCTCTCATGCGCGCGTGGAGTGGCTGAGGTATCCTCAGCAAACGTCCGGCGCATCGGGCCGTCAGCGTTCTTGCACTCAAGGTTCGGGCAGTACAGCCCAATGCCGGGGGCGTTCTTGGCCTCGGTGCCGCACAGGGAGCACACCGTGATAGTGGGCATGTCGCGATTTACTACCTGGAGCGGGTAGCGCAGCCGGGAGATGTCGCCCAGGTACGCCTTGACCTGTGCTGGGGAGATGGGGGACATGTCGCCGACGTGCATGCGCAGTACGTCAATAGCGTAGTCGAGGGCTTCCTTGTCACTTGCCATACACAGACTCGAAGGCAGCGTTTAAACCTGGCTCAAGGATGCGGCGCATCTCCGCGGCGGTCATCAGCCGGTTGCCGGTGCGCTTGTACGTTGGGACGTCGTGGTCGGTCTTCAGGAACCAGGTGTCCTTAGGGGTGAGGTACGGCGATGCGTCTACCACTGGTGCCGGTTGGCTCAGGGCTTTCGCGGCGACTGGGGCAGCTACCGCGACCGCGCCGAGTCCCTGGAAGAATCTACGTCTAGTTAGCACGCTGGTCTCCTGTGTCAAACTCAGAGTCTTCGAGGGTCATGGCACCTACGAGTTTCATGTCAGCCCCCACTGCCTGCAGCAGCACAGCTGTCGCGGCGCGCGCGGCTCCGATGAACCCTTGCGCCTTCATGCCCTCGGGGCCTGCGATGCTCACCGAGTACTGCTTGCCGTCGGCCGCGACGGTGACGCAGATGACGTCCATGCCGTCCTGGGTGCCGAACACCGCGCCGATGGTGCTCCACATGGTCTTGGTCGGTACCTCGCTCATTGGAGCTTCCAGGTGAGCATGAGCGCCTGTCTGCCCACGTTAGGTGAGCTGGTGCCTGCGTCGCTGATGTGCCCCAGGGTGAGCGCTACGCGCGGCGCGATCTGCCACCGCAGTCCCAGGTAGAAGTTCGTGTGCGCGCCGTTGACCGAGTCGACGCGCTGTACGTACGCCGGGCCGATGCCTGCGCACACCGGTCCCTTGCACCCTTCCAGCTCTGCGTGCCAGTCCCAGTTGTTAGGGACGGTCTCACCGTGCAGCGTGGTCGAGCCCCACAGGTCTGTTCCGGCGACCCAGTCGAGCCCCTTGTTTGGCGCAATTGGCTCTCTGATGGCCAATCCCAGGACAGGACCAGTCCCTTGTGTGCCAAAAGAACTGCCAGCGCTCACGTCCACCTCCGCGGCGTGCGCGCGGTGGAACATAAAGATCAGCAGCAGGATGAACGCGAAGATGCCAATCGTGGCTGCCTTGCCGTTCCCTACCAGCTGTCGAATATACGCTACAATTTTGCTCACAAATGTCTCCTACGGGCACTGCTTGAGGTTGCCGTCCGGCGCCACGATGTTGATCGTCTGCAGCACCCGGCTCATATGTGCTCGCCCTGCGCCAGGATCGTGAAGATCTCGGTCGCGTCGGTCTTGTCTTCCTTGTACAGACACTGCGTCAGGCGCTCGTGGGTTGGCCTGAAGCACACCACGGCCTTGCCGCCTGTCACGCTCGGGGCGAAGATGTACTTCGAGTGCAGCGTGCACTGTGGCTCGCCGCCACCGAACAGCATCGCGAGCGGGTTCTCCTCGGCGTCGGGCGCGCCCTTGTCCTTCGGCTTTGGGCAATCTTGCCACACCAGGATCACCGGCTCCTTGAATGCCGCCTGGTTCGCGTCCATCCAGGGATCTATGCCACCGTGCTCTCCTGCGAAAGCCTTGGCTGCCCAGATGATCAGCATCCAGAGCGGGATGCTGAGCAAGATGCCGTTGCGGATGCCGGTGAAGAATTTCTGTGTCATTTCGGTTCCTCGTACGGGACGCCGTACTTTGCGAGTTGTCGACTGGTCTCAAATGCGTCTGCGCATTCAAGCATACGCTTGTTCTCGTGCTTGAGGTAGTCCGGCTGGCTGTGCTGCAGCCTGGTCTTGCCGATGGCTTCGAGCGCGGCCACCTGTTGCAGCAGGAAGTCGAAGCCGGGGAAGTTCACTGGGGCGACCTATTGAGCCTCTGGATCACGCGGATGTCGCCCTCCAGGCGCTGGCGCATGATCTTTAGGTCCTGCTTCAGGTTCTCGATCTGGTTGAAGAGCGTCACCCCGTGGATATGGATCGCATCCCAAAACACCTTGGCGGCCTTGGGCTCAGCTCCGAGCTGGAAGATCCTCACGGTGCCGTCGGGGCCGATGGTGACGATGGGGTTGCCGTCTGTGTCGTTGAGGGACAGCAGGTTGACCACGGGCGGGGCGGTCAGGGTGATCGGCTCCATGTCGCTCATGCGGCACCGGGCGGGTTGTAGCCGAGGCGTGCGTCGGCGCCGGGCAGGATGCTCAGGACCTTGACGCTGTCCTTCGGCTGGCCCAGGACGATGGCGCAGGCAACGCGCGCCGCGGCGTCGATGTCCTTGGCCTCGATCTCTTGGGTGTGGATCTTCTGAAATGTCACCAGGTATCTCACTGCATTTTTTCCATCGCGAGCCGTGTCACTGCTTCGAGCACGGCGTGCATGTCGGTACGGGTAATGGTCTTGCGCGCGGCCTTGGGGATCTTGTTCCAGACGTTTAAACCGTTGCTGACTGCCTCGCGCCACGGGTCATGCTGCAGGGTGCTCGCCACCTGGCGCAGCTCCTCGATCATGGCAGCCTGGCGGGCGATCTTCTCACGGTACGTGTCCCCGTGGATCTTGACAGCCTCCCAGAACAATCGGCCAGCCTCGTTGTGCGGGCCCCTGGTCACCGTGACGTTGCCGTCTTGCTCGATGACGATCAGGGGCCCGTCGGACTGGTCGATCTTCAAGGCGGCTCCGGTCGGCAGCTGCTCGAACTTGACGTCAACCGTCGACATTCGCGTCGTAGAACGACTGCAGGTAGACAGTGAACTCGGTCGCGTACTCTGTCCCTGCCTCCTTGTCCACGAAGTCGATCTTGCTGTCGTCGCCGTAGTACTCCAGGACCTTGAGGTGCTTGGCGATTACGGACTCCAGCCGGGCGCGGTCGTGGTAGAGCTGGTTGATCAGCTCAGCGGTGCGCTTGTCGAGCAGGCGGTTGACCTCGGCAGCCTTGGCGACACCGTCGGTGTAGCCACGGGTGTAGTCAGCTGACTGCTTGCTCTTGTTGGGGATGCCGGTGTATTCCGAGGTCGCGCGGAGCTTAGCCGAGTTGTCGGTGTATTCGTTCACGATTCCTGCCTCACTTTCTTGATCACCTTGGGTTTCGAACTCTTGCGCGGTGCTGGCGCCTCCAGCATCTTCGCGTCCGTCTTCTCTAGCTGCTTCGGCGCCGGTTTCTCGGCACCCTTCAGCTTCTTCGAGGTTAGCATGCCCGACAGTAATTCGTTGAGCAAGCTCTTTGCGCCCTGGTCCTCTGTCTTGATCGGCGCACCCTCCTCAGTTCCACTCACCTGGGTCTTGGTCGCCCACTTGGAACGATTGTGGAGCTTCAGCCAGACCTCGGCCGCCTTGCCGTCCCCAGAGATCCCCTGGAAGTACAAGCTCCGCGCAAGCGATGCGTGGCACAGCTGGTACGCGCTCTTCAGCTCCTGCTCGAACAGGGTCTGCAGCCGCTCCTTGCTGATCCCGACTACGTCCGCGACGTCCTGGTTCGAGATCCCCGAGGCTGCCAGGTCGAACACGATCTTCCGGTGCAGCGGCGTGATCAGCTCGGACAGCGGCGTCCACGCCTTCATGTCCATCTGGATGTCCGAGCCCCCGCCCAGCGCCAGGAAGCGCAGGTGCTTGAGATTTAGCTCCTCGGAATACCCCGTATCCGGATCGCCAGGGGTGGCTTCCGGGGTTTGTTCTGCGCCTGCCATTTGGGCTAGCCTTGATGGTTGATGACCCGGCCATTATAGCACCTCGAATGCGTCCACCTGGGCGGCCTGGGCGGCGCGCTCGGCCTCGGCCCTGCCCAGGCGCCGGTACAGGGTGTTGCGCGCCGCTGTGAACTCGTACGGGGCTGCTGCGGCTATCGTCCGGTGGGACGCGCAGTACATCTTGCCGCGGAAGGCGTAGTGGCCCCTGCCGCCGCACTGCTCACCGCGGTGGGCGCCACTGAGCTTGACTCCGGCGCAGCGCTCACCGCTCACTGAGAGTCGCCAGGTAGAGGCAGAGCGCCGGGACGACCGTCCACATGAGGACGATGAAAAGGGTCGGATTCATGACGGTAAACCCCAGTTGACTGGAAACTCGTGGTCGCGCTTGAAGTTCTGCGGGAAGTGCTTCTGAGCGTACGCGAGGGTGTAGAAGCCCGGCTCGACCGGCGCCTCGGGCACGCCGTAGCTGCTCTCGTTCACCTCGTCCATCTCGACCGAGGGACCGCGGCGGGCCGTGACGTGCTTGCTGCGCTGGTTCAGGAACCCGAGCAGCTCGTACCGCTCCCGGCTCATGTTGAGCGGCCAGTAGGGGCGGGCGACGTCGGCCTCGGCGCGGATCTGCGCCAGGGAGTCCTCGATGGTGCCCACGTAGCCGTGGACGTTGGCGCTCGCGGCGTCGTGGCTGGTGGAGCGCACGTCGCCGAGGGCGGCGTTGGAGTTTGTCTTGCTGGTCATGTCACTTCACCTCTCGTTTGTCTGTGCGGTCATTGTAGTCCGAATCCTCGATCAGGTGCAACTCTTTCTTGGCCCGGGTTGTTGCGACGTAGCAAAGGTTCCGCTCCTGCTCCTGCTGCCACTCCTGGCGGGCCCACTTGGCCGGGCACTTGGAGCTGTTCAGCCAGAACACTCGGTCGGCCTCCATGCCCTTGGCTTTGTGGATGGTCGACAGGGTGACCGCGTTGGCTTTGTCGGCGAACAGGGTGTCGATCAGGTTGACCAGCGCCGGAACCGTCCTGTCGGTCTCCAGGAGGCTGCGGGCCAGGAAGAGGATAGCCGACGCCTTGTCGTGGATCGCCTCGGCCTGGGCCTCCTGGCGCTTCGCAATGGCCTTCTCGACCTCACGCTCGCGCCAGGCGACGATCTTCTCTTCGAGGGCGTCGATGCCCTTGGCGTTCATCCGCTTGATCAGGCTCTTGAGACCGGCGCCGATGTCGCGGCCCATGATGCGAGCCGGGATGTGGTTCCGGAGGAGCTTGAACGCGAGGCCGATGACCGGCGCCGTGGTGCGCGAGACCACCAGGTCAGCGGGCTGGAACATCGAGTAGTCCCACTCCTCGACCATGACCACCTTGCCGTCGGCCGCGTCCTCGTGGTGCTCGATGTGCGAGACCCACTTCTGCGCGTGCTTGACGACCGACTTCGGGCAGCGGTAGCTGACGGTGAGCGGCAGCTCGGTGGCCTGGAACTCCTCGACGAAGCGCTCCATGATGCCGGACTCGGCGCCGCGGAAGCCGTAGATCGACTGCGCCGGGTCACCCACCGCGAACACGCGGCTGTTGGGCTTCATGATCTTGCGGAGCACCGCGATCTGGATCGAGTTGGTGTCCTGGAACTCGTCGACCAGGATTAGATCGAACTTCGGCAGGCTGATCCCGTCCTTGACGGCCAGGTACAGCAAGTCGTCGAAGTCCAGGCTGTTCGCGTTGTTCGACGCCTGCAGCATCAGCGAGGCGTACTTGATGGCCTGGTGGTAGTCGGCCTTGTCGCTGTCCAGGGACAGGTCGTGGTGCTCGGCGAGGTCGATCCAGTTCTCCTCCGAGTCCGGGATCAGGCAGCCGATGCCGGACTGCTTGCCGAGGCCGACGAGCTTCTGCAGAAACTGGCTGTAGAGCCGGGCCTCGTCGTCGCCGATGCGGTCGTTGATCACGTCGCGCATCTTCTCGGTCTTGACCTCGCGGACCTGGCGGGCCTTGGTGACCGGGCCGTAGGTGAGCGAGTGGAAGGTGCGGGCGTTTACACCGCGCGACTTCAGCTCCTCGGCGATGGACTTGTTGAAGGCGAGGAAGATGCTGTTCATGCCGGGGAACTTCGCCTGCATGCGCTTGATCAGCTCGACCAGCGTGGTGGTCTTGCCCGAGCCCGCGACGGCCTTGACGATGGCGTTGCCCTTGCCGTTCACGCCAAAGTCGTAGATCCGTTCCTGGTACGGGGACCAGGTGCGCGCGATGGCGGCTGCGAGGGCGCTCACAGCTGCACCGGCTGCGCGTCGGCGACGACGGTGTGACCCAGCTCTTTCAGCATTTCGATCTGGTCGTGGTTGAAGGTCTTGACGCCCAGGCGTTTGGCGACGTTGCGGGTCATGGCGTCAGCCGGGTAGATCCGGTCGGTGCCGTAGACGTTGCGTATGCTCACTTTTAGTTCCATTTCAATCTCCTTTCAGGTCTCAGTGAGTGGACTATACGCCCACCCACTGAGCCTTGCAATACCATCGTGACTTTTACTTAATCACCGGCCGGGACTTGATCTCGACCCTGGCGGCGTATAGCCCGGCAGCTTCGAGGAACAGGTTTTTCGCGTCGGTGCCGCCGTACTGGTGCATCAGCTTGGACAGGCGATTCTGGTTGAAGTTGTGGAGGTCGAACGGGATGTCCATGTAGTAGACGCCAACCGCCTGCATCGCCTGGCTCAGCTTGCTGAACTCGCGGTTGAGGCGCTCCAGGTCGTCCTTCTGGGCCTGCTTGGTCCGGTAGGCGCCCTCAATGGGGGCCTTCTTCGCGGTCCGCACAGCGACCTTGTCCAGCTCTTCCTGGTCGCGGTCGATCAGGGGCTGGCCGTGGACCTTGGCGATCAGCTCGCCGAGGCTCTTGACGTGGCTGCGGGCGTGGCGCGCGAACATCTCGCACTCGCCAGCTTCCAGCTCGATCTGCCGCTCTCGCTCCTCGGCGCTGGCGTCGCTCCAGGGGACCATGACCGGCTCCCGGGCCTTCATGCGACCCTCGCCCACCCACTTCCACACGCGGCTGCCCCAGAACTCCAGCTTCTGCGCCTGCTCCGGGTTCAGCATGCCGCCGCGGAGCGCCATCGCCCGCACCTCGTTGCTCTGCGCCTGGCTCACCAGGTTGGCCATGATCTGGTCGGTGACCAGGCGCTCGATCTGCAGCGGCTGGTGGCGGCTGCCAAAGCAGACACCGCTGAAGAAGCCGAACCCGGCGACCCGGTAGCCATGCTTGGCGACCAGACCGTTCGGCAGCACCACCTGGATGCGGCCGCAAACCTGGCAATGCCCTCGATTCTGTCCCTTGTTCATTTCACTCTCCTGCTGTTGACTGAGGGGGAGTTTAAACCTCCCCCTGGTGCCTGTCAATCATTCCAAGTTTCGGGGTGCTCGGCGTTCCAGTCGAGCCAAGCCTGGGTGCCGTAGCAGGGCTCGATCTCGCGCCAGAACTCCTCATCCAGCTGGCCGCCGTGGTTCACGTACTCCAGGAGGCGCTCCAGGTAGGCGTTGGCGTCTGCCGGGTCCCGGAAGCTCTCGGCGTTGGCCCACTGCAGGCCGTCGTCGTGGCTGCGGTTGTCCTGGTGGTTCGCGGTGGCTACCACGTAGTAGCTGCGGCCGTAGATCTCGCCGCGGGGGTTGTCGTAATCGGCCATTTCGCCGTTGTGACCGACGACCACGATGTCCTCGCGGATCTGGAAGCCTAGGAAGGCGATGAAGGCGTTGATCAGGTTCATTTCAAATCTCCACTGGTTTTGCCTGTCGCTGATATTAGCAGCTCCAGTGGAGATTACAAGACCTGCGTCACAGATTTGATCTGTGGCTTCTCGTCCGACTGTTTCAGGAGCTTCAGGATCAGCGCGGTGGCGTCACCGAACGCCAGCCGGAGGGACTTGGTTGGCTTCCCCGACTCCAGGGTGTCCGCCGCTGCCCGGCATACTCGGGCTAGATGACCCAACACCAGGGGTGCGTTCAGGTAGAGCAGTCGCGGGTCCACGTCCGGTATGACGTGGTCCGACGCTGGCAAGTCGTTCGAGGCTTTGTCCACGGGCGTTCTCTCTCATGTTGCAAAGTTGGATGTGCTGCTGCGAGAGCTGGTGCTTCAGCTCGTCGATCAGGAATGCGTCGGCGATCACCTTGTCGTTCAGCTTGCGGTTGTCCAGGCTCAGGCGCTCCTGGGTGCGCAGCGCGTTGCTGTAGTCGCGCGTCATGTCCCCGGCGATCTTCGACCAGTGCCCCACCTCCCAGCGCAGGCGCTCCTTGGTCTTGAACGAATCGGTGTGTTTAAACTTCTTGGACATCACGCTCTCCCTAGGATGATCTTGATCCGCTGCACCAGGTCGGGCCCGCTGTTGTTCCACTTCGCTGGCTTACCGTCTCGGTCGAACTCTCGCGGCGCTTCGTACCGCAGGCGCCGGAGGTCCTGCTCCCAGTAGCGCTGCGCGAGGCTGATCAGGTGGTTCGGCACGTTGCCGTACTCTGTGATCGCATCGACGCGCGCCTTGCTGAGGCGCTTGACCTTGAGCCAGTTCTGCGCGCGGATCACCTTCGTCCGGAACCAGTCGACGACGCTCGCGCGCGGCTTCGGCGTGGTGTAGTGCTTGATCTGCTCCTTGAGGCTCAGCAGCTCCATCTCCAGCGCGTCACGACTCTCGAAGTCGGCGGTGCGCAAGTCGTGCAGCTCCTTGAATCGCTCCCGGTCTTTCTGCGCGGCAAGCTCGGCGGCCTTCGCGCGTCTCATGGCGGCGTTGCGCTCCCGCTTGAGCGTGGAGATCTGCTTCTCCAGGTGCAATGTCTTCATGTCGATCTCCTAGTTTACTCGATACTGCAGTGCCAGCGTATCCCTTCGTTGTGCGCGGTCAGCTCGCCGCCGTAGATCTCGCACGCCTGCTGGTTCGGGAAGTCGCGCTCGATGTGGATCGCCTCGGAGTGACCCACGTGAATGACCCACCAGACTATCATCCACTTCATACATGCTCCGTGTATTGCATTGGTCGCGTAAGGCAATGTCTAATACTCTTGAATTGCCACCCAGCCGCCCTCGTGGTACCAGATCCCGGCGTACTGCGCCGTGACCGGGTCTCTGCCCTTGCGGAAGGTCTGCGTGCCGCAAACGATCCCCAGGTCCATGTATCCATCCTTCAGGAAATGGGCCGCCGCGTCCTCCAGGGTCAGGAATTCGGCCGCAGCCATCGCCTTCGGGTTCATCGTCAGGCGCTTCGGAAGCATCCGGCGCCCGCGGCGCATGCTGGATGGCTTCGTCATTCGCATCGTCTGCCCTTTCTGCATCGTAATCTCCTTGTCAGTTCATCCGGGGGCCGTGCTATAATCGGAATCGCTAGCACCCGCCCCAACGCCACCAGTCGAGTGGCCATTGAAAAGGCCCGGCAGTCTCCCCACTGACCGGGCCATCTTTTTTACTCGCACCGTACCTCGTACACCGGCACTTCCCGCATCTCGGTTCCGATCTGGACTCGCTTGCAGACGGTGCTGGTGAAGTTGAAGTAGACGCGGGTGCCGTTGTCCTGGTGATCAAACCAGACGCACACCGACGGCTGCTTGTCCTTCGGGCGATTCTCGGGGCTGGTGTTGTACCCGTAGACGCGGAGCATGCGCCACACTCGGGTCAGCTGCTTCTTGTCTCCGGTCACGTACAGGTGCAGGGAGGAGCCATCAAACCGCGGCTCGATCTCCATCTTCTCCAGTCGGTCGGCCAGCGGTTGCAGCTTGGGCGCCACGTCTCGCCAGGCGATCAGCTGCTCGGAAAGGTACTTGAATTGGTCTGCGAAAGCTCTGTCAATTGCACTCACGTTCGTCTCCTCAGGATTGGGTAGTTCGTCTCTCTCACTTCTTCTGCCAGCACCAGCCCGATCTCCTCCATCACGACGTCCTCGATCAGGAGCCCTTCGTGCGTGTGCCCCCGGCCCTCGACGTAGCGCTGCCTGGTGGAGAGCCGGATATGCCCCTCCATCTTGAAGTGGCGCCATTTCGTCTGCCAGGTATCGGTCGGGCGCCAGACGCGCTCAAGACCCTCGTCGCTTACGATCATTGTCATCTCCAGTCAGCTCGGTATACAGCCACCAGAAACAGTACACGGTTGCTGCGCAGAATGCAATGGTGGCCATTGCTGCCATGCAGAACAGCTCCAGCGGGTCAACCGGTATATCGTTCATCGCCGATAGTCAGCTCGTCGCCGAGGTCAGGGTACGCCAGGGTCTCAAGCGCGGCCCGCGCCTCGTCTCCCCAGAGCGTCTGTACGCGGCCCCGGCCATTGGGGGCTACCTCGGTCACCTTGGCGACCCCAAGGCACTCCACGTCGGTCCTGTCGCCCTCGATGACGCCGTAGAGCATCTCCTCCAGGGAGCCAGCCAGGCGGCCGGGGTGGGGGCGAATCTCCAGGCGCTTGCGCGGCTTGAAATTCGGGTTGGCCGACACGGGTGTCAGTTCCAGGAGGAATCCAACCTCGCCCACCTTGAGCGCGTGGCGCGCATCCCCGGCCCACTTGCCATCGAACGTCGCGCTGATGAATTGCTGAACAGTCTGAGTCATGATTTGTCCTTATAGCCTAGATCCAATGCACATCCGGGGCAGAGCGTCTTCAGCCAGGAACCACGCTTGTTCACCAGCAGCTTCCCTTCGGCCCCGCACATTTCGCACATTCTCGCACTCGCATACTCGGCATCGTCAACCAGTTTCTCCAGTTTGTCGTCCCAGCCCGCATTGTGGGGCGTGTAGTAGAACCGGAGGGTGCCGTACTTTTCCTTGATCTGGTCGACGGTGGCGCCAACCTCGTTGCATCGTTGAATCAGCGGGTCGATCAGGCCTTTCCAGCCGTCACCGCACTGGCGATAGATTTTGTCGTTGTCCATTCTGTTGCCGTGGCATGGGTTTCCAGTGAGAGATTCCCCACTGCTCGAAGTTGAATCGGTCATAGTTGCAGATCACCCGGGCAACACGGTCCTGGTGCTCAGCGAGAATCCGCTGCCCATGCTCCGGCTGCCGTTCCAAGATGTCGAACCAGTCACTCATGCCGCCGATTATAGCAGCTCAAAATTCGGTGTAGGACCTCACGTCGATCTCCTTGCGCACCGGCTTCTCATCCTCGGGTGCGTCCACCGTCAGTCCGGATCGGACCAGGGCGGTGCGCACGAAGTTGAAGTCCTTGTCGGTGGCGTGCATGAACACCTCCTCGCCCAGCTCCGGGGGAACCTCCAGGAGCTTGCGCATCTCGGCCTTGGCGCGGTCCGTCATGGCCTTGAATACCCAGAGCCCTTGCCGGTTCTTCTGGTAGAAAACGTCACGCATCGAACTTCTTCCGCACCGTCCACAGTGCCTGCATCGCCTGGAACGCGAGCCAGCCTCGATGCAGGTCTTCCTTCGTCCACTCGTGCACGATGTACAGCCCGGGCTTCGTCGACGAGATGAAGATGTTTAAACCTCGTGGCGTCCTGGCGTTCAGGTAGAACTCAGGATACAGGGCCCGGTTGTACGCCGCGAGCTGGGTGCAGTGCTCGTCGTAGGCGAGCTTCTTCTTCGGGTCGTCGAAGTCCTTGCACTTGTAGTCGATGGTGACCGGCGGCAGCGTCGGGTGCGTGCCGGTCAGGTCCACCTTACCGCCGTACCCCAGGGTCGGCGGGATCGTGCGCTCGACGTTCCAGGTGTACCCCGGAAAGTTGACGCACAGCCAATCGAACACCGGCTGGATGTAGCCGATGTCGGACTCCTGGTTGAACTGCACGCGGCCGGTCCGCATGGTCTCCTCCATCAGCCCGTGCAGGTAGCTGCCGCGGGCTGCGGCGGCGCGAGCCTGCTGCTTGGAGTCGTCGATGGCGCGGGCCATGAAGTCGGTGGCGTTCTCGCCGGGCATCTTCGGGAGCGTGATGCAGGCGAGCGCGGCCTGCTCGATCAGCCAGCGCGTGAGCTGAGGCTTGGCCTCGATCTGCGCGATGGTGGTCACCGACGGCACCAGGTGGTGCTTCCTGGCGTCGCGGAGCGTCGTGCCCCGCTTGACGCCGTTGGCGCCGATGATCTCGTACCTGGCGTCGCCCGTCTTGGCGCAGTACCAGTGCCCACCCTCTTCGGCCCATTCCTTCTGCTTCGGCGCCTGCGCCGTGATCGCCATCAGAACAGCATCCAGATGGTGATTCCCGCGGCGACCGCGCCGCCGATCAGGTGACCGGTGCTGAACAGCACCAGCGTCGTGATCAGCCAGGCGTTTCGGATGCAGTAAATCCATCCACTCATGCTGCTTCCCCTCGTTGACTCTTGGAGATCTCGTCGTTCTCCAGGAGGATCTTGTAGTGCTGCTTCGACTGGCTGTGCAAGACGATGATGCCCTCGGGCTTCATGTACCCCGGAGCCGCCAGGCTGCCCAGTGTGCGCAGCCGCTCGACCTGGGTGCTGATCTGGTCCGGACCAAAGTACCCCATGAGCGGCACCACGTGGCAGCACGCGGGCAGCGGCTGCTTGCCGTCGCCCCAGCGGTTGACGTTGAACAGGCTGAAGCGTTTCTCGGGTATGCCGTAGCCGCGCTGGATGCCGTAGCCCCACCACTCGCCGTAGTGGACGCCTGGGCCGAGCTTCGCCAGTTCGTTGATGTTGTCGTCGACCCACTGCGCGAATCCGTAGTTGTCGTTCTTCGGCTTAACGCGCGAGGGCGTGATGAAGCGCTGCCTGGACTGAGCCAGGAGCCAGTACTCTCCGACAGAATTGCCGTGCTGATCCTTCAGCACGCGACTGGCGATGATGTTGTCGTCCGGCGGCTCCATGGTGCTGACCGGCGTCCACACCACGGCGGCGTTGGTGCCATCCAATTTCTCGGTAATTGCCACCTCGCGCCGGTAGCGCGGGATCTTGGGGAACTCCTGGAACTGTATCATCGCTCGATCTCCTCAACCCATGCCTTCTTGCCGAGCCAGCGGAAGATAGCGACGTCGCTCTCCGCGGTGCTGCGGTCCGTTCGGATGACTTCCTCGAAGCCATCGCCACTCAACACTCGGTACCGTTTCTTCACGTTGTCCCCAGTCCGTTCTTGATCTTCAGATACTCGCACAGTTTTACCCATGCGTCCAGTACTCCAAAAGCGACCACGCACTTTCGTCCCTGGGACTCCAGTCTGGCCATCACCTCGCGCTGCGCCTTCGAGACGTCGCTAGGGACGCCGTCGACGCGCTTCATCTCGATGTGGAGTCCGGTGTAGGGCGCCATGGGAACAAAGCATTCGATGTCGGGCACTCCGGCACGAACTCCCTCAGCTTTCCTTCTAGCTCCCGCAATGCGGCCGCGTCGGCCTCCCACTGTTCCTGCGTTAGGAATGGCGAACAGGTAATCGACAAGGCGACCCTCACCGTAGCTCCGCTTGGCAGCGAGATCGAAAAAGGCGACCTGCTCAGTGTGCTCGTCATACCGTCTTGGCATTTTGCATCAGCTTGTCGATGTCGGCCTGGTTGATCGCCTTCTCGTGCAGGAACCCGGAGAGCACCATCGCGATCTCGGTGGGGTCCGCTACGATCTTCGCGTCCTCAAGCTCTTGCCGCACCCACGGCTTGATCCGCGCGCCATCCGGCTCGATGCCGATGTCGTTCAGCTGGCACGCGACGTAGACATAGATCTGGGTCAGCCGAGGCTGCTTCGTAATCCAGGCCATTACTCCCCCTTGTTCCCGTCGGGAACACCAAGCCACTTGTTGGTCTCGGCGAGCAAGTACTCCTCGCTGCCGAACGTCTTCTCAAAGTCCTTGCGCGAGTTGGCGAAGCTCGGGCCGTAGATCGACGTCATGTACTCGGGCGTCAGGCCGTTCTTGGTCACGCCGCGGTGGTGCCACTCACAAAGTGGGATCGTGAACATGTGACCCTTGCGGCGGCCTCCAGACGTGAGGTGCTGGATCTCGTTCGGCATGAACGCGCCAAAGCTCAGACGGCAGACGATGCAGCCCATCTCGGACAGCTTGTCCATTCGCTTCTGCTCTTCGACGGTTGGCGCTTTCTTGGCCATCAAAATTCCCAGGGTTGCTCGACGCGTGGCTCTTCAATCGGTGCGCGCTCCACGCGGAACGCGTCGGGATTGGACTCGTGAAACGGCATGTCGTCGTTTATCCCCGCAGGAGGATACTGATCGTCAGGCAGGTACTTCGTAGGCTCAGTCGCATAGGAATCCACGTGAAACTGCCGGTGCAAACGATAAAAGAAACCTGGGATCTCCACCGTCGTCCCCTTCGTGCGCTGCTTAAGGACGTGGACAAGCATGTTGCTAACCGCGTCGTTGCCAGGCGTTTGAGGCCCACGGCGAATAAAAAATACGTTGAAAGCCAGCCGCCCCAGATCCGAGCTTCCCGCCACATCCCAGACGTTTGGCGCCTGATCCGGTGCCATCGGCTTGCGCGGGTGGGCGACCAGGTGAATGTGTACGCCCTTTGCGCGAGCAGTTGCCGACACCACGTTCGCGAATTGTCTCTGCGCTTCATTGTCGGTGCTGTCCACGTCCAGGGCCATGAGGGAGTCGATTATAGCATGCGAGCACCCGTGCTTTTCGGCGAGGTGGCGGATCATGGCGAAGATCTTCTTGTGGTCCGCGATGCCGATGAATCCCCACACCTTGAGGCGCGATCCGTACGTCGTTAGGAAGCTCGTCAGCTGCGCGACCGTGGGCATCTCGACACCGGCAGCAGTTGCCGCCATCTCGACGATGAACCAGCGCGGGTCCTGCTCCAGGATCGCGGCGAACACGGTGTGACCGTTCTTCAGGAAGTGGCACGCCATCTGCCGCAGGAGCGTGGTCTTGCCGGTGCCCGGGAAGCCGGACCAGATCGACCACTCGCCCTTGTATAAACGCACCTTGTCGCCAGCCGTGTCAATCGGCAGCGTGTCGAAGGTGTTCATGAACGCCTGGTAGTCGCCGATGATCTGCGCCGGGTCCTCCTCCTTGAAATCGAGCAGGATCTTCTGCGGCGCGCCGTCGTCTGGCGCTTCCTCGGTGATCACCATCTCGGCCAGCTTCTCCCTGGCACGCGACAGCTCACGCGACAGGATAGCGATCAGCTCGTCGCTGGCGTCCTTCTGCGGAGGCTGCACCGGTTCCGGCGCTGGGGGTGGAGGCGGTTCTGCGGCGACGGCGCCCGTGGCGATGATCATGTCCAGCCCGCCGACTTCGACGCGGTCCAGAACGCTTCCGGCTTGGGGAACCAGCGGTGGTGCTTCATCAGGTGTTTGCTCACGCGCTCGAACTCACCGCGGTCCATGTCCTGGAGCGCGATCCAGTAGGCGTTGCGCATGTCCGGTGAGAGGCGTTCTTTGTGGATCGCGGCGAAGGCCGACAACATCTCGGCGAAGTACTGCTTGTCGGCCTCTACCACGGGGCGCTCGGGTCGATGGTTTCCTGCAGCTCGCGAGGGGCGAAGAGGCCCTGGTACCCGTTGGCGATGCTGTGCTCGACCGCGGCCATCTGGTGCTTGCCCAGCTCGGCCATCTTGCGCTTCGCGATGCACCAGCTCGGCTCGCGCAGCGGCTTCTTCAGCGCACGCCGGTACTCAAGCCAGGTGTCCCATGCGGCGCGGTCCAGCCCTGGCGGGTCAACGTCAGTTGTGATCATATCGGTCCTCTGGTGGGATTCATCGGCGCGAAGTGTGCACCCCATCCCAAACGATTGTCAAGGGGTGAAAAAGTGCTTGACATCACGTTTCTGATCTGAGAATCTTCTGATCCCCTATCCCCCCCAGCATACCCCAGCATACCCCAGCATACATACAACCAACTACAGTATGCATATGTATGTATGTTATT